TATCTTTCTGCATATCTGAATGTCTATAATGATGTGAGAGCTTTCTATGCAATTGCAAAAGATTCATCTGAAGAATTAATTTATTATCCTTTCCCAGGATATTCAAATCTTCTTCAGTCTGGTCAAGTTATCGATATCTCAAATAGTGATGGATCTTCAGACAAGTTTGTACCAAAATCCGACACTTTGGCATTGATTAGTGATCAAGCACAATTTACGGATATTGAGTTCACAATTGACAACTTGCCAACATTTAGATACTTTAGTGTCAAGATTGTTGGAACTTCAACAAATCAAGCATATCCACCTAGACTTAGAGATCTTAGAACTATTGCTCTCGCATAATTATGGATTACGCAAAAGTAGAGGGTCACGTAAATCTAGTACGTGACCAAAAAACAAAAGCAATTTTAAATACAGACATGAATGAATATAACAATTATATTGCACTTAGAAACTCAAAACAAAATGACTCAAATAAAATAAAAAATATTGAGGGTGAAATGGAAACTGTAAAGAATGAACTGGGTGAGATTAAGAGTTTACTAAAGGAGTTAATTAATGGATCCAGATAAAATTATTTTGGAAGACATCAATAAAATGTTTGAATATGAAAAACTTGCAAGAGACATAGATAGTATAGATAATATTGATATTTTGAGAAATTATTCAAAATCATATATCAAACTTTACTTAAAACAACAAGAAGTTGTATCTAAATTCTAATGGCAACTCACACAATTACCTTTGATCCAACCTCTGGTGTTGCTTACGGGGCAAATCTTGTAATTAACACGGGATCAACTTTTACTGATAGTTTTACAGTAAAAACTACATCAGGATCTGCTTTCAATTTTGATGGATGGACTGGTTCATCACAGATGGCAAAAAGTGTTTCTATTGGTTCATCGATGTATGCAGTAGCAACCTTTAATGTTGGTTTTACAAGTGCTGTTGAGGGTAAATTTAATTTATCATTGGGAAGCACTGCAACAAGATCTTTGGGTGAAGGTAGATACGTATATGATGTTCTTGTAAGTTCTGGATCTACTGTTTATAGACTTGCAAGTGGAAATGCTTTAGTTATTTCTGGAATATCTTCTGCACCATAAATACCTTAAGGGGTAAATAGATAAATGGCACAACCATCCAGTAGACAAGAATTAATTGATTATTGCAAAAGGAAACTGGGTGCTCCAGTTCTGGAAATTAATGTTGCGGATGAGCAAATTGAAGACTTGGTAGATGACGCCATTCAGTTTTTTCAAGAAAGACATTTTGATGGAGTATACCCAACTTTTTTAAAATATCAAATTACCGAAGACGATATTAATAGAGGTAAGGCACAACCAACATCTGGAGTTGGAATTAGCACAATAACAGTAAACCATAATGTTGGACAAACTACTCAGTTTAATTTTTATGAAGGTGGAAATTATCTACAGATTCCACCTTCAGTAATTGGGGTAAATAAAATATTTCACTTTGATGGGACCAATACAATCACTAACAATATGTTTAGTGTGAAGTATCAGTTGTTCTTGAATGACATTTATTACTGGGGATCAACTGAACTTTTAACTTATGCGATGGTAAAAACTTACTTGGAAGACATTGAGTTTTTACTTACAACACAAAAACAAATTAGATTTAACAAGAGACAAGATCGTTTATACTTAGATATTGATTGGGATTCAGTGACTGCAGGCACTTACTTAATTATAGATTGTTACAGAACCTTAGATCCAAGTGATTATTCTAGAGTATGGAATGATTCATTTTTAAAGATGTATTTAACTTCTCTCATCAAAAAACAATGGGGACAGAATTTAATAAAATTCCAAGGAGTTAAACTTCCAGGTGGTATTGAATTGAACGGAAGACAAATTTATGATGATGCACAAAAAGAACTTGAAGATATTATGGAAAAAATGTCCAATACATACGAATTACCACCATTAGATATGATTGGATAATATGCTAAATCCATTTTTTCTTCAGGGATCAAAATCAGAACAGTCGTTAGTTCAAAGTTTAATTAACGAACAACTTCGCATGTATGGAGTTGAAGTTTATTATATTCCAAGAAGATACCTTACAGAAAAAACAATAATAAAAGAAGTCATTGAATCCAAGTTCGATAATGCGTATCCATTAGAAGCATATGTAGACACTTATGATGGGTATGAGGGTCAGGGAACTCTTCTTTCAAAGTTTGGTGTTCAACCATTAAATGATTTAAGTTTAATCATATCAAAAGAAAGATTTGAAACCTATATTTCACCACTGACAAAAAATATACCAGATATCAAACTGTCAACCAGACCAAAAGAAGGTGATTTAATTTGGTTTCCACTCGGAGATAGATTATTTGAAATTAAATTTGTTGAGCATGAAAAACCATTTTATCAACTCCAAAAAACTTATGTTTACGAACTAAGATGCGAATTGTTTAGATATGAGGATGAGGTTATTGACACTGGAGTTGAGGAAATTGATGATAATGTGAAAGATGAAGGTTATATTCAATCTCTAACTATGGTTGGTGCGGGAATTACCGCAACAGCTTTTACTGGAATTGTAGATGGTGGTGTAAGATTAATCACTGTTACAAATAGAGGAAACGGATACACATCATCTCCAAGAGTGGCTATCTCTTCTGCTCCAGCAGGAGGTCTAACTGCAGTTGGAATTGCAACACTCATTGGTGGACTGGTTGATTGTAATGGAAATACTGAAAACTATAAAGTTCAGGGAGTTGAAATTGTAAATCCTGGATATGGATATACCAATGCACCATCAGTTGCATTTGTTGGTGGTGGGGGTGCAGGAGCTGCGGCAACAACAACTATTGGTGATGGTGTCATTGGTATAGTTACTTTAACTTCTGGAGGTTCTGGATACGTTGGAGAACCAACGGTAACATTTAGTGGAGCTCCAGGTGCTGGAGTAACAGCAACTGCAAGAGCGCACATAAACACCGCAGGGGTTGTTACTGCAATTTATATTACAAATGCTGGACTTGGTTATACAGAAGCACCAACTATAACAGTTTCTTCTCCATATTTTTCTGGATCGGGAACATATGTTTATAATGAAACAGTCGTTGGAAGTATAAGTTCTACCACTGCATTAGTTAAAGAATGGAATTCGGTTGATAATTTACTGAAGGTATCTAATATCTCAGGATCTTTTGTGAATGGTGATGTATTAACTGGTTCTGAATCCGGAGCAACTTATAAAGTAAGAATAATCAATAAGTATAATACAACAGACACATATGCCGAAAACGATACCATTGAATCTGAGGCTGATGCAATTATAGATTTCAGTGAGTCTAATCCTTTTGGAAATCCATAAATAGTATATCGTAATCTCCTGACAAATGTTTGAATATTTTTACCACGAAATATTAAGAAGAACTATTGTTTCGTTTGGTTCTTTGTTTAATGACATTTCAATTAAACATACGGACAATTCAGATTCGGTCGTAAGCACGATCAAAGTTCCTCTTGCATATGGACCAATTCAAAAGTTTTTGGCAAGATTAGAACAAGTTTCTGATTTGAACAAACCAGTTCAAATGTCATTGCCTAGAATGTCATTCGAATTTACTGGATTGACATATGACACTTCAAGAAAGGTAACAACTACTCAAACGTTTTTATCATCTTTAACGTCTGATAAGACTAAACCAAGAAAGTCTTATATGCCTGTTCCATATAATATGTCATTTGAACTTAGCATTATGACTAAGTTAAATGATGATATGCTTCAGATTATCGAGCAAATTATTCCATATTTTCAACCCGCATATACTGTGAGTGTTGATCTTGTTGAAACAATTGGAGAAAAAAGAGACATTCCTGTTGTTCTTGAAGGAATATCAATGCAAGATGATTATGAAGGAGATTATTCTACAAGAAGAGCTTTAATTTATACTTTAAGATTTACAGCAAAAACATATCTGTTTGGTCCCATCGCAGATGTTTCCAAAGATATTATCGAAAAGGTTTCTGTTGGATATATTGCAGGAGATCGTACAAGCACTCCAACAAGAGAGGTTACTTATTCCGTTGAACCAGTAGCAACTAAGAGTTATACTAACAACGTTGTTACAAACCTTTCTAAGGATGTAACAGATTTATCGACTATTATTGAAGTTAATGATGCATCAACAATTTCTGTTGGTGGAGTAATAGTTATTGATAACGAAAACTTCAGAGTTGCTTCTAAATCTGGAAGTAAAATCACAGTTGAACGTGGATATGATGAAACAACTCCAACATCTCATGTTTCTGGATCCGAAGTCAAATTAATTACCAATGCGGATGCAAATCTAATTCAATTTGGAGATGATTTTGGGTTTAGTGGTTTATTGTAAAGAAACAGTATGAAAATGACAAGAAAATTCGATGATCTTAATGATACATTTAATGTTGCCGGAGATATAGTATCTCGTGAAGTAGAATCTGTTGAAGAAAAGGTAGAATCTATAGCATCAGTTTCTAATGATCTCAAAAAAGATTATGAGTATACTAGAGGCAACTTATATTCAATCATCGAAAAAGGTCAAGAAGCACTCAATGGTATTTTAGAACTTGCACAAGAAAGTGAAATGCCAAGAGCTTATGAAGTTGCTGGACAACTAATTAAAAATGTTGCTGATGCGACAGATAAATTAATTGATTTGCAAAAGAAACTAAAAGATATTGATGAGCAAAAAGTCAAAGGACCAACCAATGTTACTAATGCACTTTTTGTTGGTTCTACTGCAGAGTTATCAAAACTATTGAAGAACGGAATTACTGAAGATAATAAATAGTACAAAGGGAGAGAAATCCCGAAGTACTATTGTTACTAATAAGATGTCAAAGGATGAATTACCTTCGATTGAGCAGTTTGTTTCTAATGACAAATTGCCTTCCGTAGATGAATTTTTAACAGAAGAAACAGAGCAAGAATTACCCTCTGTTGAAGATTTTATTGAGAAAGAAGAAGTAATAGACCTAAATGAAGAATCGATTAATGTTTCTGGAGACTTTAACGGAACATTAGTTGTAGGAGATTCTAAAGGTCAAGAAAATCAATCTGAAGGATATCTTATTGCTAAAATTCTTGAGTTAATCTCCGAGGTAAGGAAAGATATTCCGGAGATACCTGAAATAAAATATTATGATGAAGAATTACAAAGACTTTCTGAAATCGTAGATCAAGTAAGATCTGAAATACCAGAAGTAAAATATTACGAAGAAGATATTGAAAGACTTTCTGAAATCGTAGATCAAGTAAGATCTGAGATACCGAAAGTAAAATATTATGATGAAGAGTTAGAAAGACTTTGTGAAATTGTTGATCAAGTAAGATCTGAAATACCTGAAGTAAAATATTACGAAAAGGATATTGAAAGGTTAGAAGAAAATATCCAAGAAGTTAAAAATCAAATCCCCACTTTTCCCAAGTGGGTCAATGAGGTAAATGAAGTTCCCGATTTTTCCTGGATTGGGAAAAATTTTAGTGTAATTGATGATGACTTAATTAAAGTAAATGATAAGATAGAAACTTTAAAAGAAACATTAAAGTTAGATCTTGACTCTTTTATTGAAGAAAATGGGGTAAAGTTCTTTGAAAGTAAGGTTGAAATTCAATCCAATATCAAAGAGATAGATGAAAAATATCAAGAATCAAAGGATAGAATCTGGAAAGAACTTAGAGAATCATCACTCAAAATCTGGGAATACCACAAGGAGTTTAAAGATGATGATCGAAAGTTAAAAAAACAAATTACAAATGAATACAATATTCTCAAAAACAATTTAGAAGAAAAACTAAAAGAATTTAATGAGAATAGTGTAAAAACTGATCAGGTTCTTTTAAAATATTTTGAGGCACTCAAGGAAGAAATATCAGGACTTCCAAAAGTAAAATATTATGATGATGACCTTAAAAATGTAACAAATGACATTAAGGATCTGTATAGTCTTGTAGAAACTATCAAGACTGAACAAAAGAGTCTTCAAGAGAACTTATTAACAGAACCACCTACAGAAAAGGAATCCATTGGAGTCACTCCAGATCCATTAACTCCAATGGATCAAAAGTTTGCGACTTTAGATGATCTTGCAAATCACTACAGA